CGTTCATACAATTATTAAGAATCATGGTTGCGAGTTCACCTGACCTAACCCCTTCTAGATATATAATCTTACCGCCTGGTATCTTGAATGGAATACTTCTCATCGGGGCTACTACCTCTAAAAGTGTCTCTATATCTCTAAAAGGCCCAACAACAGCGTTAGTGCCCATAACTTCATGAAAGGCAGCCGTAATACCATCACGCCATGCACGTCTCATATTCTGTAACAGCTCAGTTTGATCGAAACTTGTGTAATCAGTACATACAACCAGCTTCCTGATCTGGTTTGATGGGGTTAATGGTGCGTTACCAGTAAGGTGAATCGTCTCAGCGTGATCAATTAATATATTGCCTGTTTCATCTCCAATCGTAAAACAGTCTATATTAAAGTTCCAACCTGCATTAGGCCCATCTTCGGTAAGTACAATGGGGAGATTACTAATGTATGATTCAGACTTTCCCATGAAATAATTATATACTCTACCATATATGAACGCTTCAGCTATATACGTCGTTAGCCACTGAGCCTCAATTGGACGACAAGGTTTTACAACCACACATCTTGAGAATACGCTACCTGGCGTTTCATCAGTATAGTTCGGAAACCATGTATCATAATTAGTTAGATCAACAGAACCTTTATCCTCTCTTCCAGGTCTACAAGCAAGAGGGTCAATCGCGTATATCACTCTCTTAGATGTTGTCTTAATCTCCACATCCTCATGATCAACAGTCAATTTTATGGTAACACCACCCATTCCAGACGAGTTTGAAGTCATATACATAGGTAATCTATTACAGAATGTACGCCAACTCATCATTCGATACTGAGTGTCGGGATTAGTTAACATCTTTTTGAATAGCCCTTTTGTTGCGTCGCGCAAGAATTCAGTATGTGGCATAATCAGCTGTTCATGCTCATCCTTCTCATATGTTGGAGGTAATCCGATATCTTTGTATAAGGTTGAATCTGTTTTAGGATCGAAGTGCTCTGCGAATGTTATACTTTGGTCAGTTTCAGTATAACCCACTGCACCACGCCAAAATGATATGCAAGACGCTCTTCTATAACCATCCGCATTCAGTGGGAGCCTAATAGCATCCATAAACATGTTCATTAAGTTGAATAGCTTGTTATCTGAAAACCATTTTACGTGCTCTTGATACTCTTTCATATATAATGAGTTGAAAAAAGGCGCATCCATCGGTTCTGTAGGGGCAGTAACTTTTGTATATTTAGACCAGCTTTCGTCAGATGGTACGGCCAGAAAGGAACCACTAGTGGTTAAGGTGCTAGCATGCACAAAGGCAAAACCTAACGCTCCTTTTAATTTGAATGCAGCACCAATAGGACTAGACATAGAATATGATAGAAACTCGAGAACAAATGAATCAATATCAATGTACGGTTTATTAATATAAACATCCCTACAACTAGCTATATGCAAGGCAACATTCAAACATAAGTATACTTTCTTACAACACATGGAGTCATGGTTAATATGAACGTTATCATATGGAGGATCATCAAAATCCTTATACTCAGGGTTTTCACTGTAATATCTCATAATGATATACTTTAAGATACCAAGTGCTGTTTTAACTCCGGGCAACTCATTATATTTAAATATACCAAGGGTAAGTATTATAATAGGAATTAAATTATATAACCGTACAGGAGCTCCACTATGACCTTCGTTTCGTCTAGAAAAGACTTTACCAGCCTGTTCCTTATTCAATTTTCTCATATCGTATGAGTGTAAGACTTCAGAATCCGGTTCATATGTCTTTGTATAAAAAGGGTACACTTCATGACCATTCTTCATCATAATCGTAACAACATCAATATTGACGAAATATTTCATAAGATCTCCACGACCTTTCCTATCCTCCGAGGTTACTACCGTACCATTGACAGTTCCAGGCATGGAAGTAAAAGTGGCAGAGGGATTCCTGAGCAAAATATACTGTTTGAGCCATTCGAGCTTCGCTGCTTCAAATGCGTCGAATTGACCCATTTCAGGGTCTGACACTGAGCATAATGATGTAAGCGAGCTCCATAATGTCTGAGACTGAAGCAAGAGCTCATTC